AAAAATCTTTTGAAGGTCGCCGCTACCGAATAGATATCGAAGCAGCAAATAAAGCGTTTGATATTTTAAATAGCGGATTAAAACGGTATAACTCAGACCGCAAATTTCATAAGAAAAAACTATATCAACCAGAAAAACATTTGCTTTTAGGTAACCACGAACACCGCATTATCCGTGCAATAGAAGACGACGCAAAGTTAGACGGAACAATTGGTGTTGAAGATTTAAACTACACAGAACATGGTTGGACAGTACACGAATTTTTAGAACCAGTAGATTTAGATGGCGTACTTTACGCACACTACTGGGCTAACCCAATGTCCGGCAGACCATATGCTGGAACCGCAGCAACGAGATTAAAAACATTAGGACACAGCTTCACGATGGGGCATCAACAAACACTTGACTATGCAACACGCTTCCTAGCGAATGGTCAACAACAATGTGGACTCGTCGCAGGAGCTTTCTACTTGCACGACGAAGAGTACAAAACGGTGCAAGGTAATGCCCATTGGCGGGGTGTGATCGTCAAACATCAGGTCAGCAACGGAAGTTACGATCCTATGTTTGTTTCAGTTGATTATCTTTGCCGTAGGTACGAAGGCAAACCGTTAGAGAAGTTTATGGCGAGGGTATTTTGAGCGAATCAATCCTGGCCGAAGCGTTGAACCTAGTTCAAGGTGATCGGAATGATTCATACGGCGATGGTTGGGATGATTACAGTCGGGCTGTAGAAATATTTGAAGCCCTGTCAGGGATCAAACTATCAGTTGAACAGGCTATTCTATTTATGGTATCTGTAAAACTTAGCCGTAATAAGTATGCTGCCCAGTTAGCCCTACCCCCAGACAAACGACGTGATAATCTAGTAGACGCATCTGGCTACCTAGAACTGTACTGGCAAGCCATAGAGAGGAACTACGATGACAGACAAACGAATCCTTACCGCCTTTAAAGATAGCGAATGGCGAGCAGATCTACTAGATCGCATCATTCGTTCTTTCGTACAAGGTTATGCAGCAGTATGGCTTGCAATGGGCGCAGACTTTGACAGTCTTCTCTCATGGGAACCAGCAAAAGGCGCAGAAGTAGCTGTGGTCTTATCGTCACTGTTCTCATTGGGAGCTACGCAAGTAGGCGACCCAAGCAAAAACAATTTCAAACCTAATGCCTAAAGAATCTAAACCACAAGAAACAGAATCCGAAGATGACATTGTTGTCTTATGGGCTGTAACAATCTCAAAGATCTTAGATTTAGACGGCAATTACACATTGCAATACGAAGTCGAAGAAGAAGCCCAACCGTGGGATGTCATTGGGATGTTACAAGTAACACTCGATGTCATGCGCGAAGAAGCAATGGATCTTCTAGCTGGGTTTACTCACTCAGATGATGACGAAGACGACGATTGAATATCTTTAACTTTCACACTTACACGCGACACATCAAACGTACGAGTATGACCGTACTGTCCACCAATTACCTCGATTGATTGACCGTTATCGCACACACGGGTAAACATCCACGGGCCACGTTCAAAATCAACTTCAACTTGTGTGCGTGGGTGAACATCAGACCACCGATAAACAGGAAGATCTTTAGGCCTACGGCCACGACCCCACCGCAAGTTAACTACAGGATCTACTTCTTGATTGTCACTAATAGGTAAAGCCTCCTTATAAGATCGTCAAACGAATCAGGTTTAACGGGACCAAAATAAAGCGCACAAGATTTCTCTAACGCTTCCTTCCAAAGAATCTGAGCTGGACTCATCTTACCTCGCTGAGATTTCAACTCAATAAAAACAAGCAGCCCAGACTCTGGATGCACCGCACAAATATCTGGAAACCCCGGCTTAGACATACGTACGGTCGCATGTTGAAGCGACCGATCATGGAACCATAAAAAACCCAAATCGGTCAGTGCCTTTTCTAACTGCTTTTGCAGTTCTTTTTCTGCTATTGCAGGTACTTTTGACCCCATGCTTGAAACAATCCGTATTTACTATTGTGCCAATCAAAACCTGCACGCAACCAATACTGCAACTCTGCCATATCTTTATCGTTTGAAAGATCTAATCCATTACGCATCCAACGCTGCGCTAACGGGCGCGGAATTTTTAGCGTAAGAAAATCAAGATCATCAAGTTTACTCATCAGGAATCACACCTTAAGGTTGCCAGTTAATAGAGTGCAAGGTAGCACTACGTCGTTCGGAAGCCAAAGCATTGTCACGCTTCAACTGTTTTTCTTGCTCAATCTTTACCATCTGCGCACGCATCTGACGCTTACGCAATTGACGTTTAGTGCGAGGACCACCATGTCCACGACCATTTTTATAAGCCGGATGATCTTTCACTGTATCTCCACGTCGCATTGATTAAAGCAATTGCTTTGTAACGAAGCTTACGACCATCGTCACAAAAAGATTTAAGCCTACAAAAATTGCAGTTACGTTTATGAAGAACCCACTCATCAAGGGCATCTTCATATTCAGGCGATGATTCATTTGTCATTCAGCCAGTGTAGGCTCTGACTCTTTCTCATCGTCGGATTTAACAATTGTCAATGGGCGCACATAGTTATCGTCATCTGGTTCACTATCAGAAAAAGCTAGCATCGCAAGTAAGGCATTGCTTACACTCAATGCTTTGTTTTGTTTGACGGTGTACACAAGATTGACGATCAAAAGCAAATTAAAAAAAGCAAACAGAATAATTAGAAGAATACTAAGGATTGTCATCGCTGACCTTTCGAGAAAAGAAACGTAATTAAAACACAGACATCAAGCTTTTACAACAGCACCCTCATCAGATGGTGACCATTTAGCCTCCCCCGACAATAGCCCCTCAACCTGACGGTCCGTCAGATCTATACGATCACGTGGCGCATTAGGCAGTGACCAAATATCAACCACAATTTCCGCATCCACAATCTCATCATCAACAGACGACAACGCCAACGGCTCATCAGTCTTGACTGAATCAATAGTCATCGGTGTGACAACACCAGCACCAGACAAAATCTGCTCAGCAGACAAATCAATAGCCAACGTAGGCACAACAAACTTACGACGACCACCCTGCGACTGACGCTGCTCTAACCGCAAACGACCACGCAACGTACCACTCTGCTGCAACTGATTAATCATATCAGCCATACCGGGCAACTCTTCGGCAGCGTTCCAACCCTTAGATTCCAAACGCCACGACCCACCAAAACGGATCGAAGGAATAACCACAGACATACGAGTATAAGGGCGACACGCAAGCTTGCCATCACGATCACAAATACACGGAACCATCACAGGCTCATAATCCGCATCATATGTCCGAGTAGAAGTTTCACATTCAACACCATCACAACGTCGAACACACCCACCACCAGACCACATCTCATACGTGACACTCAACCCGCCCGGTAAAATCCAAACAGGAATCTCACGCGCATCAGTTATTACCTCAAACTGATTAGACGGTGACGCTTTCGGATCAGACCACGGCACACACTTACCACCAAACTGCTCAGCCAACTGCTCAATAGCAACCTGATCCGGTGAAGTAAAACGAAACGTATCAATTGACTTCATAGCCTTACCCGCTTTAACACCTAAACGAATACGGCCATGCTCAACCATACGCCTACCAAAATCTTGAACAGGAACAATACGACTCACCGCAAACCTAACCTTTCAATAGCGGCAGGGGTTAACTCCCATTTAATTGACTCACTATGCATCTTAGTACGACCAAACTTACCAGACGGTCGTAACCAACCCATATTTACAAGCTCAGTACGACGAGGCGCAGCAGTATACAAATTCATATCTAATCGTTTCGCAACATCCTCATCAATCAAACCATTACCGCCCTCACGTCGGTCAGCAATAAACGCAGACAACACAGCAGCACGCGCAGTACCAGACCGAGGCATCTGCATAGCAGCAGCTTTATTTTCAGTTCCACGCTTCTTGCGAGTACGACCCGGAGTATTAATAGTCGGATCATCAAGGAACGTAGGCCACGGCAAGCGCAAACGATGACCATCATCAGACGGCAACCAATGACCAATCTCCATACGATTACCACGCGCATCAACGATTTCAACCAACGCAAGTTCATCATTGAAAACCAAATCTACGAAGCCCCCTTCGGGCTTACGCAATTGCTCAACCAAAACTGTAGGCTCACAAGGCTCAGACTGCACAGCCATTTCACGCAAGCGGTTAACTTTATCAACAAGATTCATAGATCATTATCCTTCGGTTCAACCATACGATTAAAAAATGTTTTGCAAAATTCGCTATCAAAGTTTTGCGAATCAACTTGATACTGACCTTTGCCATATTTAGAAACAAACACGTTTTCAAACTCAACAAGATCCATAACTTTAATACGCACAGGCAAATCATCAGGCTCAACAGATTCAATAACTTCCATAACAAACTCAACAACAGACGGCGCATCTTCAAATTCAAGATCACCATCAGTTGAAATAATTACATAGTCACCATAGACCACTAACTATCTCCAATACATTGGGATTGAAAACGACAATAACTACAATTCCAAGTCTTACCTGCGTCAACAATCTGACCATTAACATCTGTCACATGATACGCACCAGTGCGTGGATCATTAACAGCAACAAGATTACCG